TCTTATACATCTCAATCGCTTCTGGGAGTCTTCCCAATGCGTTATACGTCTGTGCTAAATAGAACATATACCGAGCATTGGTTGGGTCTTCCTTCAGTCCTTCTTCCAGCAACCGAGCATCTCGCTCAAACTTATCCGACTTACATCCTCCATCGTTCTTGTCTTCAATGTATGCGACAGACCGTGGAAGTGCGGTTGTAGGTCCATCCCAGTATTCATGTGTAACACCTACGCATTCCCAATCTCTGTCCATGCGCACCAATCGACAGTTTGGATATTCCAAGTTTCCATTCAATTGAATGAGCGTGTATCCAACTTCTGTGAGGGTTTCTTTTTTGAGTGTTCCAGGAACAAACACCATATCTGCGTCCAAAAGCAGTCCATAGGTTTGCGTGAGGTCCCACTTCAATGCTTCCACACACTTCTTCGCTTCACGGAAACTTTGAGTTCGGTTATACCCAAAGTTCTTCCATTCTGATTTCGTCAAAGATCCAGTGTGTTCTTGTAAGAATTCGGATGCGATGTCTCGGGTTGTATCTGTGGACCCAGTATCATGAATACAGAAGGCATCTGCGATTCCTACCAAGGCATCTAAACACCGCCGAAGAATCTTCGACTCATTCCGAACCATCAAAATGAGAACCAATTTCATTCTGCGTCCAGTTTGATTCAACTCTTGCCCATGTCTCTAAACAAATGAGCACTGACTTTGTAAAGCAGACTCTTCGTGAGAACCTCGCGCACGTTCTCGTTCCTCACGTTGCCGACGGTCTCTGGAGTGTATACGACAATGCGTTGAAGGTCTGCCAGCGGAATGGACAGCCTGAAAAGACACTCCAAACCTTTCAGAACTTATTGACCCGCATTCCTCAGTGGACTGATGAAATTTTGGAACAGGAAGTGGAGCGGATTATGATTGCGTCCAAGTGCGATTACATTGAAGACCTTTTGCTCGGAGTGTTCGTTAGTTACATCCGTGCGTTCGCAACTCTTCAACAGGCAGAAGCAACCCATGTGAACATTGACTTTGAACGCCCCAGTCTTTCCAAGTTTATTCACACGTTCTACAAGTTGGCTGCTCGCAAGAGTTGGAGTGCTGCCTATCTCTTCAAGACCATCGGTACATCTTCGGAACAGCAAGCACGCAACCGTCGTGACATTGAGACCATGCTGGAGACCGCAATGTCAGAGGTGATTGATAGTTTCATTCCTTGGCGTGAGATTAGCAAGGCATATTTCCAAGCACGGGAAGCAACCCCTGCTCCTTCTCCTATTGCTATTCCTGAAGCACCCAAACCTGCTCTTCAGTTCGCTGAGAAGAATCACGTCCATGAGTTTGAGACCGATGATGAAGAGTCGGACGCCGAATCCGAGGAAGAAGCACCACCTAAGATTACACTCGGAGAGGATATGAAGTTGGATTTGGATGATGATAAGGCATCGGTTGGAACGGAGGATGAATTGGAGGCGAAACTCAAGGAATCTGAAACGGTTTCGTTAAATCTTTGAAACTCGTTCCGTGTCCGCTGAACAAAGATGGACGTCCAAACAATCGGAATTATAACAGCAGTTGTCGTGGTCGTTGTAGTTGTCTTGTACGTGTATGACCGCCGTTCCAAGCAACAACCTGTGGAAGTCTTGGATGCTGCGAAACTCGCGGTTGGCGCAGGTGCGATTGCGGGTGGAGTCACCTACGCAGTTGGCGGAGATGCTCTTCCTGAGATTGTGGAAACCGTTGTAAAGACCACGGAGACTGCTCAGGAGATGTTTGTCGGAAAGCCTGAGTTTTAACCCACTCGCCCAAACTTTATATTTGAAATGTGATTGACCGCTACATATATGATAAAAACCCAGGTGACCAGGACATACGACGCAGTCCACAATTGAACAGCATCCGTCTTTGGAACCATATCTCCTGTATCGGACGTCGTCAAAGACCCGATTGCGTAATGGAGGTAATCAGCAGGTGTTTTTGCATTGGTAATCTGACCATGGAAAAACACATACGTCATCGTTGCAAACACAATATTAATTCCGAATGCGAATGCGAGAAGGGAAAGGAAGGTCCGCATCTATCTTGTTTCTTGTGTAGGAATAATGAGTGGTGCCTATGAACTTTTCCATGCGCTGTGTCGTGTAACTGCCGATAGCGAAGAGGAGGATGGAAAATTTATGTTTCTGTTTGATCCTGATAACCTAGACCATGAGTTGATTGCCAATTCCCTTGGAGGAACACAACCTGAAGAAGGACAGACAGTTCGCTTCAGTTTCAGCATCAAAACCGGTGACTTTGAAGTTACTACAGAAGGCGGACGTCGTCGCCGTCGCAAGTCAAACCGTCGTAAGACAAAACGTCTCTCCAAGAAGTAATGGCGTTGACGCAGAAAGTCAAAGAAGCAATTGATAAAAAGGACGTAAGTTCTGTACGAACAATCTTTGATGAAGTACGAGAACCACCCGCAGAATTTCTACGTCAAGCGCGTGTTCCTGGTGAAGGAAAGCCCCTTCTTTTTTACGCAGTTCAAAAGCAGGCACACGACATTGCTCGGTATTTTGTAGAGGAACTCGGTGCAGACCCACTTCAAAATACAGATGATCAACGCAGTAATCCAATTCAACAAGCTACTCTTTTACGTGATGAAGAAATGTTACGTATTTTATTCGGGTCACTTTCCTCCGAACGGGCTTTACGAAATGCAATTGTATCTGTGCGAGATGCTTTCTTTTTCTATCAGATGAACAAATCAACCCCTGATAAGGATTTGATTGATTTCATTCTGAGCAATGATATTGATTTAACACCTCCAAGACAGTTTCGGGACGCATTGAGTCCAGAAACAATGGAATGGATTGCAAGTTTCCCTGAACGGAAGAGTCAAGCAGTGAAAAGCGCAATGATAAAGAAGAATGTCCCACAAGACGTTGAATCCATTGTGAGGCGGTTCTCTGGGCTGCAAGGTGGACGGCGCAGAAAGACACGCCGTCGGAAGGGTTACACGAAACGGGCATCTAAGAAACAATGAATTGGACATTGAGAGACTGGGACCGGTTTTCCGATGCGCTTGGAGATAGGAGTTCAAAGAAACCGTTTCTCAAATGGTTGAAATCAACGGATGTAAATTTGAACGTTTACGATCGATATGGATGGAATACACCTCTTCACATTGCTGTGAATTGGAATGACCTACAATTAATTGATATCCTCCTCAAACATGGTGCAGATATCAATATTCGAAATGGGTATGATTGGACTGCGTTGCGATGTGCAGTGGACATTGGAATGACTGAAACTGCAAAACACCTCATTTTGCGTGGCGCAGACCGAACTGGAATTCAGTTTGAAGATGAGTTAACCGAAGTGATTCAAGAACATCAGGAAGCAGTTGCGCAAGTTATGGTGAGAAAAGGAATGCCTCAGAAAGTGATTGGACAGCATATTTTAAAGTTTACTGGATTTGGAATTTAAGACTCAATGAAGAGGCATGGTGTTCCAAGAGGGAGAGACCCTACGCGAAACGCAGTTAACTTCGCAATCTCTCTCCTAGGAACTGCGTCCTTACAATATCTCGCAATTGCCTTATACAAATGAAACCCGTGATACCGGTCATGGTTATCACGTTGCTCCCTGAACATCACAGAACTCCCATCGCTTTGGGACATCCATTGAAGGAACACTGCCTTCAGCGGATTTGAACTGTCTTCATCGGGACCTTCTGGAAACATGTCCCAGAACACAGACGTTGCAAACCGACACAGGTCAAAACTTGCGTTTGGTGGAATGTGTGGATGCTTCTGTGTGAAGAACGGTTCCATATTGTATTGACCAGCTGCCTCCTCTTCTGGATAGAATTGACTGCTGACGAACTGCTTGGGGTCCTTCATTCCAATCAACCGAAGTCCAAGGGTTGCACGATCAAAGTCAATAATCTTCATAATATACCCATACGTTGGAACCCGATAGAGAACTCCATTGTGGCGGTAGCAAACATACTCTTGGTCTGTGGACACATACATCACATTGTTTCCGTGAAGGTCGTTGTGTGCCAACCCGTAATTCCGCTGTGCATATGCCAATGCAAAGACAATCTGTGCAACCCAGGATGCATGTTTCTCTGGTTGAGGATGCATCTTGATAAGGTCATAATAAGTGCCTTCGCATTTTTCCATGACCGTCGTAATCACAGGAACATTGTGAAACGTTGCCCAAGCAAATGGTTCCTCTTCATCATCGGGTTCTGCAACAGAACCATCTTCATCCTCGCTGGAACATGCACAGGATTCAATATCATATTCATCATCGGAAGTATCGGAACTCGCCTCATCCTCTGAAACTTCTGACTCGTCGTCCTGTTGAGACATGTGATGCGAACCAGTAGAAGGATTGCTCACATGGTCTGCGTCTACATCCTCTACATCCAAAAGGTCATCTTCTTCCCCGAGAACAACGCCAGGGCGCTGACTGCGTGTGTGTTGGAATTCAACACTGGGATCAGGGTGACGCATGCGAAGTTCAAATGTCTTTCCAAGATTGTCTCCAAACCATTTGCGGTCTACAAGGTCTTCATAATCATCGGAAATATCAATCACGTGGTCCGATGCGATTCCTACGTAGACTCCATAGACCTTTGGAAAGTGAATGCACTCAGACTCGGACAGAGCAATGCTAGAAAGAGCACCTACATACCCCGCAGTGTTTGGACTTTGAAGTTTCTCTTGCATATCGGATGCAACGTCTTCGGGTTTCGGAAGACCAAGCACACCGTAATCCCCACGCATCCATTTGAAAGGACTGAGAATCATGGTGGTTTTGCGATGGACTTCTACGGTGCGTCCTTTGGAAGTTTCAATGTGTGTCTCATCCAAGACCTTCGCAATGTCTTCGGAGAGTTTCACGCCATATTCAGACAATCCAGAGAGAGTATCGGTTTTAAAGAGTTTTTCCAGAGGTGGAAAGAAGGGTTGCGGGTTCTGTAACCCCCACGCAGAAGTATCCAGTTTTGGAAGACGACCAAGTTTCATAGACACGGCGGTCGAGCGAAGATCCTTGCCCATTGTTTTGGGGCGGGGCAATCAAACCTGCGAAATGAACGACGCAAACTTTTTGATGTCTAACAAATAGATGAACTTTGAATTGAAGAAGTTCGATATGAACATGATTAAGGAGAGATGTGAGATTGATTCTCGCAAGTCTCCTATGATCGTCATCATCGGAAAGAAGGATACGGGAAAATCTTTCTTGGTTCGTGATATTTTGTATAACACTCAGCACTGCTTTCCAGTGGGGACAGTGATATCCGGTACAGAGGTTGCCAATGAGTTTTTCCAACACATGGTTCCTTCGAAGTTCATTCATGATAAGTATTCTCCAGACATCGTGATGAATGCTATCAAGAGACAGATGATCGTCAAACAGAAGCGAAACCAACAGAAGGCAGCACAAGGTGGTGCGTCGAGTTTAGACCCGCGTGCGTTTTTGATTCTGGATGACTGTCTGTATGATAGTTCTTGGATTAAGGAAGAGTCTACGCGTTACGTGTTTATGAACGGTCGTCACGTGGATATGTCCACCATGATTACGATGCAGTATCCTCTCGGTATTACGCCAAATTTGCGTACGAACGTGGATTTTGTGTTCATACTCCGTGAGAACATCCTGGGGAACCGTAGAAGAATCTACGAGAATTACGCAGGAATGTTTCCTACCTTTGAAATGTTTTGTAGTTTTATGGACCAGTGCACAGAAGACTTCAACTGTCTGGTGATTTGCAACAACGTCTCTTCCAACCGTTTGGAAGACCAGGTGTTCTGGTACAAAGCATCTGACCATCCACCATTCCGTCTTTGCGACCAGTCCATGTGGACAGATAACCGCCCATTCCAGAGCGCGATGTTGTCAGCTGACCAATACAACGCAGAGGCAATGAAGAAGAAATCAACTCCTTCGGTTTGGGTGAAGAAGCAAGATGGACCTAGGCATTAGGGAGCAAAAATAAGCATATCATATCTCCTTGGGGCTGGTAAGGTGAAATCTGGGTATATTTGTAAAATGTTCTCAAGTAAATTATTCAAATCTTCTTGATCCAATTCTCTATTAAATTTCGCACCTTCTTCGCGTAATTCATCTATCAATTCGGCTTCGGTGGTACCTGGATGTACTGTTAAGATTGTTACATCGTATTCAGGAAGCAACGCATTTAACCAGTTAATAGGATTCTGTGCAAATGAGTTCATGAGTGTTTGACTGAGATTTTCAATTTGCTGTTGATCCATAGAATCGATATTGTCCTGTGTTATAGTAGTTCCTTTGGGAATGAAAGCAACACCTACTCTTCTGTATTGAGGTTGGGGTTGGGGTTGAGGAGGTGGTGGAGGAGGACCCGGTTCTGCTCTTGGTCTAGGAGGTGGAGCTGGTGCAGGTGCAGGTGCAGGTGCAGGTCTGGGTCTAGGAGGTGGAGGTGGAGGCGGTGGTGGAGCAGGTTCAGGTTCAGGGACTGGTTCTGCCGCTGGTCCTTCATACACAAATGTTTCCTCGTCCTTCTTTGTTTTCTTTGCAAAACAGTTCTCTAATTGTTGCATCTCCTTTGTAGAACCGGTTGGTCTGTCTGGATGAAACTGAAGAACTGCCTTGCGATAAATCTTTCCTGCGTCTTTCTCGTTAGCTGCTTTTGCAATCTGATCACAT